GTAATCATGGAAGATATTTTTACGCGACTTTACAATAATATTGGTGTTTGGCTTAAACGCGCCATTGCCCGTAAGGCTGTATTTAATGAACTTAAGAGAATATATGAAGCGGAACTTAGTCAAGAATTTATGAAGGAATTGCCGTTGCCAAAATCCGAATATCTATCAAAACTTCAGAATATTCCGGTTGAGGCTGAAATAATGGCCGGAAAAACCATAATTTCACCTGAAAATATAAGAGCCATTGAAAATGAATTTCCGACAATTGAAAGGGGTGTTGGCGGTCTCAAAGAAAGAATTAAATCAATTTTGGGAGAGACGGGAGCCTCAATACAGGAAATCACTCTACCGGAAATGGGAAAGGCATTTGACGAAGCTGCTGAAAAGCTGAAAAAAAATCTTGAGGCTTATAAAACTATTAGTGAGGGTGAGCGTACCGAAAAATATCTTGTTAGTATTTGGAAGAAAGCAAAAAGCGGAGTTACACAATTTGCAGAATCTCTTGGATTCATCCCACAGAAAACAACTGAAGTAGTTGATGCTATGAATTCTGTTGGCGATGCCGCAGATGATGCTGGTGATAAAGTCGGAGAGCTTTACAAAAAAATGACAGAAGCCGGTGCGATGGAAAGTCTAAGAAGATGGTCAGAAGAAGCACAGGATAAATGGAGAGAATTTTCAAATGTTGCGATTCATGCCCTCGACAGTACTTCGGACGCCCTTACGGATTTCGTCGTGAAGGGCCAAGCCGATTTCAAATCTCTTGCGGAATCTATTATAATGGATTTGACACGCATGATTATAAAGGCACAGATGGCACAAATGCTCGGACTTCTGATGCCTTCTTGGTTTGGTGTTGGTGGCCTGTTTAATCTTGCACAGCCGGGAACTGCCGCGAATCCAATGGTAGTGACTACTGCACCCGGTTTGCAGCATGGTGGAGAAGTCGCAAAGACTGGTCTTGCTGTCGTGCACAAAGGCGAAACATTTTCAGGCGTAAACAATGAAAACGGTCAAGAACGGAGTGTTAATGTTTCACTCACTATAAATGCAATAGATACTCAGTCCGGCATGCAGTTTCTTGCAGGACACAAGAGATTTTTGGCTAATTTGATGCGAAGCGTTACAAAGGAGAATGTAGGCAGAAGAGGTTAAAATATTGTGGCTGAATATCCGATAATCAATTTTGACTTCGTAGGTAAAAAGTTTTCATATCCTCTTATAAGAAGAAAGAGTTGGAATACAGATGTAGTGTCATACGACTCTTCTTTAGAGCAGACTAACGAACTCTGGAACTTTCCAGTCCGTTATTGGGGCATCCAATATAAGTTACTTAAAACTGAGTATCGTAACAAAGTGCTTGAACTATTTGATGCCTGTCGAGGCCAAGCTCGCCAAATATATTTTGAGGACAATTTGGACTACCAATCCGAGTGTAGTTGGACCCAACCAACTTATATAATAAATGCCGTCGATCAGACAGAAGACTATTTTAGGTTTTCAGGTCAGCACGCTTCCGATTTCTTGGTTGGCTGGGAATTCAAAGTCACGGGTTCTACAGGCAACGATGGGGTCTATACAGTAAGTGACATTTCACAAGATGATTCATATACTTATCTGTATGTCGAGGAAGAGATTGCGAGTGCTGTTGCCGATGGTACGATACTCAGGATGTATTTTCAGTTATACAAAACTTACTACGATGGAGAGGATTATTCTTTCGACGAACCAAAGCAAGACATAAAGCCCGACGTTTGCGTAGTTGAAGTTGACAGTGCTGAACAATCCGAAAATGTTGACTATACATTGACAGACACCAATGGTGTTATAAAATTCGTCACCGGCTCAACCCCCACAGCAGGGCAAGTAATCGAAGCATCATTCGATTTCTACTATAGAGTGAGGTTCATGTCAGACACTTTTGAGGACAGTAATTTTTTCTTAGATCGTTACGATCCAGACGTTGTGTGGGTGAAAGAAATTAAAAGAAGAACTACGGTGTTGTAATATGAGAGAAGTGCCAGATGGTTTTGTTGCTGCGATAAAGGAGAACAGAGTCGGCGTCTGCGAACTATATGAGTTTACCCTTAGGAACGGCAAATCTTACTATTACACCAATCACGGAGACGATTTGGACTGGGGCAATCCGTCTAAAAGGTATTATTTCGCACCCATCCAGAGGAGTGCAATAAATTCTTCGATGAACTTGGAGGTAGACACTGTAGAATTGAGGCTGTCGGACATTACGTCTGAACTGTATGATGCCGTCAAGAGCAATCAACTTGAGGGCATAACGGTGGTGATAAAGAGGGCACTGTATGACCAGAATTCGGCGTCTGGGATGGAGTTCACGATATTCGTCGGAACTGGAGCGGCAAAATTCAATCGAAACGAACTGATAATTTCTTTTTCTTCGATACTTAATTCGCTCAACGTTAAAGTGCCCAAGAACTGTTTTCAGCAGCCTTGCAACTACACGTTGTTTGATGAAGGATGTACTCTTGATAGAAACACTTACAAGGAATCGAGTTCGGCGACTTCAGATGCGAATAACGACTATAGCATAGTAGATGCTACATTCGTACCACCTGAGGGTGACACAGCAAAATACAATAACGGGGAGATCGTAATAACTTCGGGTGATTACATTGGTGAGAGGCGTTCCATTTTGATGTCAGAGTCCGGCCTGTTCGTAGTTTCAGTTCCTTTTCCGGGCATAATCGAATCGGGAACGACTTTTGACTATTGGCCTGGTTGCGATTATACTCCTGAGACTTGTCAGGGCAGATTCAGCAATGAAGAAAATTTCTACGGATTTATATATTTGCCAGCTCCCGAGGAGGCAATGTAAAATGGATAATCTAAGAGAACAAATAGTCAAGCTTGCAAAAGAATGGGCGAACGCGAAAGTCCCCTACCGGCACAGGGGGCATACCCGCAAAGGCTGCGACTGCTCAGGCCTTCTCGTGGGAATAATGCAGGAGCTTGGCTATCTGAAGGATTTCGTGATGCCAAACTATCCGATGGACTGGAATTTGCACGGCTTTAGATACAAGCATAATTACATTGTTGATTACATATCGAAATATGCACATAAAATTGAAAATAAAGATATACAGCCCGGTGACGTGATTCTTTTCAAGTACGCGAAAGTGATTTGCCACACCGGCATATATATTGGCAAGGGTCTGTTCGTGCACAGCTACATACTGCGACCGGTTTGCTATGCGACGCTCATAAATTCACCGTACACGGAACGACTTGAAGAGGTCTGGAGAATAGACGTGGAGAAATTTAAGTAATGGCGACCGCGATTCCATTAGTGTTTGGCATAGGAGGCCAATGGCTCGGCGGCAAATTTCTTGCGGGATTTGTCGGTGTAAAAACCGGCGCCCTGGTAGGCGGTGTCGGTGGTATGATGTTGGGCAGTCTGCTATTCCCACAGGAATCTCCAAGTGAGTCTTTGCCAAGAGTGAGCAGTTACCAGACACAAACGACATTATCAGGTTCCGCAATACCATTGGTTTATGGCACACGTAGAATTGCCGGAAACATTATCATCTTGGGAGATTCGCATCCCTATACGGTAGTCCATAAATCTGGAGGTGGCGGCAAGGGCATACTTGGAGGCGGCGGAAGTGTAAAAACAACAGAAACAAGATACAGACGAAGCTTTCTGATAGGTATTTGCGAAGGACCCGCAAGTGTACTCAGAGCTTGGAAAGGCAAGGAGGAAATAGAGACTACGGAGTTCACACTGTTTGATGGTTTGGAGAATTCAAACATTCCAACCATCATTGGTGCGGAATACGAGTTCGCACATTACAAACATCTCTGTTGTGTGTGGTTCGAGGAGTACGACTTGGGAAATACCGATAGTGTCCCAATGTTCACTTTTGAGATGTCGAGCGAGCTTCCGAGCAATTTGTTGGCAGTGTGCGAAAAAGATGACGATGACAACTCCGGCTATATTTTTAACATAAACGGTTCGCATCGGTGCAGCATAGAAGCACAAGATACAGCTTCTTACGCTTGCTTGTGGCACACTAACAAGTCATTCTATATTACGCACGGTAATCTGATCGTCAAGTGCAACAGGTATGGGAATATAGATAAAAGTTTTGGGAGTTCATAAGTGCCATTTT